CTGATTGCTGGCCGTAGGAAGGCCACTGAGATGGGTCTACTGCATAACTCGATACTAAGGGGCGGCGGAAGCGTAGCAGGCTTCCTCGGTGAGCAAATCGCGATTGAGGCCATGGGCGGCAAATGGAACAACTCTTTTGACTACGACATCATCTTGGACGATGGTCGCAAAGTCGAGGTAAAAACCAAGCAGACATCTGCCACACCGTTGCCCCACTACTCATGCAGCATCAGCAACTACAACACGCGGCAGAAGTGTGACATCTATGCGTTCACTCGTGTGTTGAAAGATTTTTCTAAGGGATGGTTTTTGGGATTCTTGCCAAAGGAAGAGTATTTCGAGAAGGCAAAGTTTATGAAGAAGGGGGACTTTGATCCCGACAACGGATACGAGGTACGGGCAGACTGTTATAATCTTACGATAGAGGAATTAAACAATGTATAAAGCACTGGTGATAGTGTGTTCTTTTTATTTACCGGACGGACCCTGTATGAATTTTGAAGATGATTGGGGGCCATACCGGACGGAGGAACTTTGTGAAGAGCGGGTTATGGAGATGTCAGAAATGATATTACGAATGCCCAAGCCTCTTCCACCACCACATGCGTACTCATATAAATGTGAAGCAGTGGGAGAACAGTTATGAAGGCCAATTTGTTTTCATTCAATGTATATTTACGACAGGATGGCAAGGTAGAGCTTGCAAAGGACATGATCCGGCCAGAAGAGTTCCAAAGAGAAATGGACGCCGGGGTGCCCGATTATGATGGGGCACACTCCATAGCGTCCATGTTGCGTTACTTTAGTTCAGTAACAGATGAGATGATGGATAAGTCAGGCGGGTATATCTAGATTACTTTCCTGCCTTTGAGGATGTCAGCCTGCGTGACTTTACCGTCGCCTGTCAGGTCCGGAAATTTGCCACCCTTCTTCATGCCCATCATCGGCATCTTCGGCTTCTGCATCGTTTGATTTTGCATTTGATTTTGCTGACCTTGTGTAGCGGTCATCATGCCCCCCGCTTGAGCTTTCTTGCGGGGCTTTTTCTTTTTGGCTGCCATGCCGCCGTACATCATCGGCTTACGCTTTGACATGCCGCCATACATCATGGCCTTGCGCTGGCCGTTGTTGTACATTTTCATCGGTTTGTTCCTACTGGTTGAGGGTTGGGATTGCGATTGAATCGTGCAGCCCACGCAGCACCTTGGGTGCCTTGATAGGACTGATCTTGGAATTCAAACACATGACCTTCACTGGTTTGAACTACAAGAGGCTCGGGTGATTTCGTAGACATATATCTCTCATACCCGATAATGAGAAGTTTACGGAACTCTACTTCTTTTTCAAAGGGAAGGGGCTTGCCGGTGCGAACCATCTCCAAGAACAACTCTCCGACACGCGGATTAGAAATGATTTGATGCAACATGCTCATGTTGTTCTGCCGCATAGACTGCAGCACAGCCTCTGTGCCAACGTAACGGAAGCTAACTACGCCGCGATTAACGGCATAGAAGCGGCTGATATAGCTTTCTATAGAGAATTCTCTAGGAATGCCTGTGAACCGGATGCCAGCTTCTCTTCGAGCCTTTTGATCGGACATAAACTGCAGGACATCTGTATACGTTTTATATGCTTTCTTTCCCACAATTTCTTCCACCATGGGTCCGATAGTTGCATCTCCATACCCTAATAGTTTAGTCAGGGCACCCATGTCTGCCTCGTACTCTTGCGTAAGTTTTTGTGCAATGTTACGAGACGAACGAGTTGCATTCGGATTGACGTTGGCGATGAAACTGCCTGTGGGCCTGAAGGCACGCTGTTCTATAGCTTCCATAAGCACGGATCGCAGTACCAAGTTAGCATCTGCCTCGTCCATGCGGCCTACAGTGGTCAGATGTCTTTTTAGTTGTTGTATGCGAACAGGACCACCACTGATAAGTTGATCGGCCAGCATGTTTACGTCGAGTTTTTCAGAGCTATACTGCTGTAAAAACCGCATGGATGTGGAGATTCCATCGCGAATAGCTTTTGTCTGACGCTTTATTTCTTGTGTCTGTTCTTTAGCAGTTTTCTTCATGGCATCTTGTGCAGTTGTAAATGCCACATCTCCCACTGTGTCAGGAGAGAATTTTGTTAGATCGCGGAACATGCCATCTGTATCGATCATTTGCACGACGTTACCGTCCGCGTCCACCGCACGAAAACGAGATTCAAAACCACGAGACAGTTCATCAAACTGCTTGTATGTCAGCTTGCCTTCTTCTATGGACTTCAGTACCCAATCTCGATATATCGCACCCAAGCTCTCTTTGAACATGCGTCCATTAGGGGTAGATATATCCACGCGGTACGTGCCGTCGGGCATCTTACGTCCGATAGCGCGTTCAACAAAGCGGAAGTCAGCCTCTGCTTGTTGAGGGGTTTTGTCTGCCCACGTCTTTACATCAAACCACGAGTTAGTCGGATTGTTGCCGTAGGTCATGCCAAGCGGAAAGTCGGCGGAGGGTTCAATACCGACACGAGGTTCGTCCCCAAATCTGTTTATACCCATCCACTCTGCTACGATAGGATTACCATCATAGCGAGTCTTGTAGTCTGTCCACCCTCTGTCTGCAACCTCAAGAGCATTGGCTACGGTCATATCCTGCTTGGTGCCATCAGGCAGTGTGATTGTTGCTACAAGATCGCCTGCACGAGTTCGTGTGCCATCTTCTCCTAAGACAACAAAGTTGGACATGGCGCGATTAGTCAAGCTTGCAAGATTGTTGTAGTCTGCAGCGCCTGCGTTATTACCGCTTCTTGTTGCTTTGAATGCTAGACCGTTCAACGCCTCGCGCAATTCTTTGGCTTGCAAAAAGTTCAGAGGCATCATTTCAATGTCTACGCCCCGCTCTTTGTTTACGGCCCGAAGATAATTTACCGCTGACAGAGCCGGGGGGATGTTCTTTGCGAAGAACTCGTCAAAACGTCCCGCTTCTTTTGCGGCATTGGCTGCGGAATCGATTGCTGCTTCAACAGAATCAAGTCCCTGCGCCTTTGCAAGTTGTGCTAATGCTCCCTCTGCTGCGGCACCCAAACTACGAACAAGTTTGTTCATCGCTCCGGTTGATGCGCCATCCGGGTCTAGTGCCCTTTCAAGCTCGACGTTGTCTGTCTTGCCCAGAGCTTTCATCACGCCATCAAACACCGTGCCAGCGTCTGTAAACGTATCTCCCACGATAGGGCGACCTGTATCTGGGTCTCTAAATATTTGACCATTCAAACTCTTGTAGGGAAGAGAGGCATTTTCTCTTGCTGCCGCACGGGCAGTCTCGAAACCAAGAGCCATGATGTCTTCTGGTTTGTCGAATACAGGGAGTACAGACTCTTTATCTTTTCCAAGAATCGTTGAGGGCAGCGCTATGTCCGCTGTCTTTTTAGCTCTATCGACAGAGGGAAGCAAACGAGTGGCTGTATTACGCGCCTGCTCTACGACTGCGTCTGCAATTCCTTCGTGTTTACGACGCAGTGTGTCACCCTTCTTTGCCAATTGTTGTGGCGACAACACAGTAACACCATCATCAAACAGACGCTGTAGGGTCGAATCCCAGTTTTTCTCGGCATCAGGTGTCAGAGCCATGCTTAAAGCATCTGCGTTACCCTGAATACGACGGTAGGTTACCTCTGTGAAATTAGCGTCAATAAACTCCATGTCGGCATCAAGTTGCTTGATTTTACCTTCGCCATGTTCCAGAGCGGCTTGAACAGTCGTAAACAATTTGTTTGCAGCGGTGCCCTCTTCGTTTGCACCAGTCGTACGAGAAAGACGCTGGAAGAGACCTCGAAGTTCTGCGACAAGCAGCGTCTGTTGATTGAGGGTCTCCTGCAGTGCGATTTGTGCGTCTTTGAATTGTGCAGTGCCGGGGGCATCCAAGTTGATACGCATACCTTCTTCTAGCGTCTGCAGCAAAGACAGCTTGAAAATGTTGGACGCAGATCGATCAAGCAGTTCGGCAGGAACTCCCTCGGCTGCAAGAGATTGCTTCAGGCTGTCAAAGTAACGCGCACGAGCCATCATGCCTTCGCGGAAGTCATTGGGCACGTTTATCATAAACTTGCCTAGCTTCAAGGCGTTGTTCATGTCTTGAAAGTTCTGTACGCGATTCCCGCTGCCGTCCTTTTGTCCACGTATCATGTCTCGCACATATGTAAATGCGCTGCCTGAATGACTCATACCGTACAGACCCATGCCGCCCATGCCAGAAAGAAACTCCCACAGCATTACGTCACCGCCATAGTTTTGCGCGATAGTGTTGCCTGTGGCAGAGCCTACGATGATGGCAGCATCTAGCCCTTGACCCTGCATAAATTCTGGCAGTTCAGATCGTGCTACAACAGCCCGTAGTTCGTCGCGAGACCTGTCAATCTGTCGTGTCAACTCGTCGATACGGGCCTGTTCACCTGCAGTTACACTGCGATTTTGTTCGGCTGCTATTCTTCTAATGGATGCACGTTCATTGATTTTACCGCGACGGTAGTCCATGAATTGACGAACACGAGGTCTGTTACGCACAGACAGTGCTGCCTCTTCCAAGTCCATTCCTGCTTTCATCGCGCTACTGGTTCGCAGACCGTTGATTTTTGCTATTGGGGTTACAACAACTTTATCGACCACCTCTGCCAGCGGACGCCCGAGAAGCGGCACTTTGAGAATGCTGTCATAAATTTTGTCACTTTTGAACGTGAGCGTTGTGTCAGCAAAAGGAATATCCATGTGCTGTTTTCTCATGCGCTGAAAACCGATAATTATATCCTCGGGATCAGAGTCAGGATGTTTTTGCTCCATCTCTTTGCGGTACTTTTCAAACAGCGCCTTTTCTCTTTTTCCAGACAAAGTCTTTGTGTACGTAGCAAATCTACTTGCGCCTTTTTCTGCTATTGCAATTTCAGCCAGCGCACTTGCCGGGCTGGCAAAGAAACGACTAAGAGCCTCTGCTTGTGCGTAGCTTACATCCAGATTCAAGCTATCGAAGTGTTCCTTCAGCAGGGTTTCTGTCCGAGGCAGGATGCGATCCCCCGCAGCTTCGCGGCCCTCTGGGGTGCTAAGATTGTATCCGAAAGTGGAGTACCCTTTCATATCGGCCATGCCAAATGTCATCACTTCGAGCGCTTCTCCAAGAAGAAATGTTCCTGCGTCAAACGCGAAGCGCATGATTTGTGTTGGTGCGCTGGCAATTAACCCTGCGTCACCATAGGCTCCTATGTCTGATCCAATAGCTCCGAGAGGGCGACCAAGAGAGACGCGGTTTTTCAAGATGCCAGCTATATTACGTTCGCTCATGCCCTTGCCACGCCAATACTCTACAAATCGCTTGGCAAATATGGCTCGTTGCGCCTCTTCGTTGTAACCACTTGTCACTGCAAGATCAAAGTACCCTTCGTCTTCTGGCTTGTCCTTTCCGGGCAAGTTCATTTTGAGCCAAGCATCAATCTCGGCAGGCTGTTCCAGATATTGTTCGGTGATGGCGCTGTAAGGTATGTCTTGACTAAACGTCCTGCCATTTGGCGTCGTAAACTCCAGAGTCATCGCCTTGCCCACGTCCAGTAATTTGAGACGAGTTTCGTAATTTTGCGGCCCCATGAATCTTGCTTTTTTAGTGGGGTAACTGCCGTCAGGGAGCGGATCAGCGTCTACGTCTTTGTACGTGAATGCTGTGGCATCCATAATCAACGCTTCAATGTTTTCGTCAGATGTGCCGTATTTTTTAAATGCCTCTTTTACGGTTACAATGTTTTGTTGCTTCGAGTAGTCAAGTATGTTCTTGCGCTTAGTCACAAAACCCATCGGACCAAACTTGTCCATTGTAATTTCTTTGGTGCCTGTGACAGCACCGACGCGCTGTTGTCCAGAGAAAGTAATAGGAGAGTAATATGGAACCCCCCCAATCTTGCCCGTCTCGCCTGCAAAAGGAGTAGTCTTGGTAAGGTCAGAAGACGGAGTCAAATTGATTGGCGGCGCGGGTGGTTCTGATGGGGACGCTCCGACGTACTCGTCTATCGCCGCCGTAAGCTCTGCTTGAGAGGGATCGGGAGATGGAGGAGTCACTGACGTAGGGCTTGATACCGCCAGATTTGTCATTTGTTGATTCAGGTCGTTGTTGGGTTCGGCCATTGTTATGTCCCTGCAAAAGAAGCACGTGCTTCATTAGCTTCTGCCTCTGGAATAGCATCGTAAGATTCGTATGGAGGTAAGTTGTTAAGTCGCCTCTGCATGTTAAGGCTATTCAATACGTCCTCGTCAGGTATCTTTCCTAGTGCCCCTGTTCCCATGATTCGATCTCGAACTGCGTACACATCTATATCACGATGGAAGCCACGAGGATCGCCGTAGACAGCGGACATGCCCGTTGCAAAGTAGTACGCCGCAACTTCTGCCATCTTCTGGGGATCGCTAGAACGCATTGTACGATACTTAGTATGCGTGTATATGTCGTCAGCAATCCTGCCAATCTCTTCTAACACCGCGTGTTGTTGCTGGGGACTGGCGGTAAACTTGGTGCGTAACGCTCGGAGGATGATTGCAACGTCTTGGTCAGAAATAGTACGACCACCTGTGCCGCCCTGCATAGTCGCGGACAGTTCGTAAGCAAGAGATACAATGTACAACTGACGGATAGCTAACAGGCGTTGCGTTTCAGTTTCTGCCTGTTTGGCTTCAGTCATAATGTCGTCGATGATGCCGTTTATTTCACCTTGAAATTCGGCGTCATCCTTAATGCGCTCTGCATCTGCAGGATTCAACAGAAGTTGTTCTTCGTATATTCTGTCTTTAAATGCGGCAATATTGTCTTTGATCATTTGCCCTGCTTCATCGATTTGACCGCCACTTATGAACGATTTGAATCGACTAAGACCTTCATTGCCCAGATAGAATAATCCATCTACAGTAAGATCGAGTTCTCCTAATCCTGTGGATGCGTGATATATTACGCTTCCGTCAGGGGCGTACCCCTTAATCAAAGTTCCTATGAGCGCACCAGAATACTTCTTAACTTTCAAAGCGCTTTCTTGTTTTGCAATTGTAGCAAAGTATTGTTGATTGCTTTGTGTTGTAGAGAATCTACCAATGCCGTTACGTCGTGCAACATCTTGCAAAGAGTCCGGTATGAATGTAATTTCATTATACGAATTGCGAGTCACACCTTTAATAAGTGGTGCAATGTGCAACACAGCGCTGTTGATGCTAGGTGCTGCACTGACTGCTTTCGTCAGATATTTATAGTCGGAATCTAACATAGTGGTGCCATTTGCCGCGTCAACAAACTTGTCAAAGTAAGTGTCGCCCGTGTCAGCATCTACCACAACTCGGCTAAAGTCTCCAAACACAGACATCACCGGCTGCGCCTCTTGCAGTTCGACTTTGCCGTTGGTATCAACTATAGGATTTCCGTCGGCATCAAATTGTTTTTCCATCATGTCGATGATTTTGATGTTCGTGGGATTTCCGGGACCGTGGATGTCTTCTAGCTTGGGTATGAACACGTCCTTACAGAATTGCGCGTTTGCTGCAGGGACGTTGCAGCTAAGAGCCACAGTTTGATTGCCGGTAGCAGACGGGTCAGGGAGACGGTTATCCGAATCCATCGTAGTTCCCGTGCTGCTTTGGGCTGTGACTGTTAGTTCACCCGGTCTGGCGTTGGCTGCGGCAGATGCGTTGCTGATACGGGCAGCATCGCCAAGGTTTATGGTGTCCATGTCACGCAGCTTTGCAATCAATCCCGGTACGTTTTTAAAGCCCTCGTACAGATCGTTGACGTGGTGGGCAATTGTCTTGTTCATCAAGAGGTCAGTGCCCTGTTCTTGTTGCTGTTTCTTGCGTATTGCATCGACAGTCGTGTAAATCACAGGCGCAAATGTGTTAACGTATGCCTGTGCGCGTGCTGGATCGCTTTTCAGCGCTTCCAAAATGCCCGGCTCCAACAAAGTAGCGTTCATTCGGGACAATTGAGCGGGTTCTGGCAGATCAGTTGATGCGCCCAACAGACGAGTCCCGTCCATCACGTCTCCGCTGATGGTAAATGGCACGTTCTGTTTTGCGATCAAGTCTGCTCTGTCTGTTGCTTTGGGAGCATCTGTGCGAGTGTAGCTTCCATCCGGCGCTACATCCACCGCAACCGTAGAAGTGGCACGTCTTCGTTGCTCTTCTGTTGCATCGTCCGCAAGCACTTCAAAGACCTCACCGTCAGCGCCTCTTCCTGTAAGAAGTATTGTTTTAGTATCATCTACAAGAGTCTCTTCGGCAATTTTGCCATCGACCATCCTACGTGTGCCTGCAAAAGAAGCACCGTTAATATTGCCGTACTGTTGATTCCACTCGCTTTCACTAGAGCCGCCCACCACTATCATGGGATTTCCATCTCTGTCATTGACGTAGCCAAATGCCACTATTTTAGTAGGAAGGCTAGACAACTCTTTATTGACCGTAAGAGTCCTGACTTCACCGTTCAGATACACTGTGTCATATGCGTTGAGCGTGACTTCACTGCGAGACAGATTACGGGCTGCAAGATGACGGTCAACATCCTCTGCGTCTATCGACTTGAGAGATGAGCCATTGGGCAAGATGATGTCAAAAGTAGTCTTGGTAATCTCCACATCTTTAGGCGTTATGACACGACTTTGCGCTTGTGATACAATTTCGTTTGTGTATTTGTCTTTCTCAACGGTGTTGATTTCTGTGTATACGCTTTGAGGATCGGTGATGTTGTTGTCTTGCAAAACTTTAAGATAAGCTGCTTCGTCTAGCCCTGACTTGACTTCGACGCCCGTGGCAGTAGGCACGTATACATCGTAGGTCTCGGACTTGAGAGTGCGACTTCCCAGCGCAACTTGTCCCTTGAATACTTCGCGCTTTGGTTCGCCGATAGCTGCGCCATTGTTGTCTACCTCTTGGTCGATAACAACAATAGGATTGCCTGTCTCTGCGCGGATTTGATTTGCTCTGGCAGGATTGTCGGTGGTAACCATACCATCCGCACTTTGAACCTGAAAGGTACGATTAAACTTTGATCCAAATATAGAGCGGCGATCTTCTGCGGTATAAAAGTAATTACCATTCTTACGGGTTCGTGTGCCCACAGATGGACCCAGATTAAGTTCTACTCCTATTCCGGACCTTGCTATGTGTCCTGCCCGAGTGTCTGGAATACCGTTGACATTGAACAGGGGGAGCGGCACGTCCGGCTCGTAATCAAGAGCATTTTGGTACGGATTGTCTTTAGTTCCGGCATTAGGCCCAAGCGCAACGCCAAGTTGCACTGCGCCTTCTGGGTACAGTGTCTTGTCAATAACAGGTCCGTACGCCTTAACAATGTCAATCGAGCCATCGCGCAGTTTCACCAAATGACTGCGAATGTTTCCTGCCCGTTCGTTATTAAGAAACTCTCGATCTTTAAGAGTCAGTTCCCTGCCTAACTGCAGGTCTGATTCGAGTGTCTTTAGCTGTATTTGCTGTTGAAAATCTTGTTCGCTTGCGGCTCGTGCGGCTTCTATTTCAGAAAGTTTTCCCTGCACCTGTTCGCGCTTTCCTGCGATTGCAGCAAGACCCAGCACAGCGTAACGGAATGCGTCAGACATCTCGTTGCTCCTCTGTCGGTGCGTCTAAGAAAGACGTGCGGGGCACGGATGCGTAGTTAACTTTGGTCTGCCGCACCTTCTTATCCTTCATGCGCTGTTCTTTGTTTATTTCTTCGTTCATTGCCATAAACAATTCTGGGTTACGCTCTTTCATAATCTGTATAAACGTGGAGTCGGACATCTCTCCCTCAATCGGCGAAGAGTCTACGAACATCTGCGGCTCAAAGCCTTCTTCTAGCGCCATGTCGGCAAGAAATATGCCCAAGGCTGGCTTGATTATCTCCGCAACATCAGGGGTAAAGGCACCAGCCACAAACCCTTTGAAGGTAAGTTGTTCTACAATTTCTTCTACAGAGATACCCGCCATCATCATCTTAATCATATCCCCTCGCGCTGGGCCGTTGGATATAGTGTCGATGGTGTAATCGATCACGTCATCGGGATCAGAAAAACGAGCGGGTTGCTCCCACGGCCACTTGCCGGGGGCGTCAGTCAACGAGTTTCCGGGGGGAACCGCAAGAGCGGAGATTTTATCTATCATTACTTTCCTAGCCCTAACTTCTTGAGGCCACGACTACGCATGGATGTAGTTTGGATAGCACTCCCACTGCCCACATTAGGAGATGGTAGGCTCATGGCAACAGGCATACCCATACCCCGTACCTGTTTTGCAAAATACGAACCATTGCGATCCACAGCGTTTAGAACTTGACCACCACGTCCTACAGGAAACATCTGTACTTGACCCGGACGAAATCCTGTGTCAGAACGAACGCCGTATCCTGTAGTGTCTATTCGTCCCTTTTCGGGCATCTCTGCCTGCATATTTGCATACGCGGACGCTGCACCGGCCACAGTATCGAATAAACCTACATCAGATGCAATCCTGTTTCCTCGACTGTCTCGTGGACCGAGATAGTCGATGAAACTACCCACAACAGATTTGCCCAGCCCAGTCTCTTGGAAGGGCGTTACACCCAGAGTTTTAAGAGTAGAACCGAAGATATTGTCGCCGGAATATTGATATTTTGCGCCGTATCCTGTACCAGACATGGCGTAGTTACCATACAGATATTCTCGTCCCAAGCCACCTGCAAAAAGAGCAAGACCTATCTTTAGTGTTTTACCGCCGAGTGCTTTAGATAGCCAACTCATATCCTATCCCCAAATACGATCTATAACTGTCAAGAATAAAAAGTCATCGTAGTTATCATCGTAAGATGACGCATTTTCTGCAATAGCTGCAGCCTGCATGGCAGCGTTATGGGCGCGATCTCTTGCGTTTTCCGATATCTTTACAGACCACGCTGCCTTATCTCGGTATCTTTGCCACAAATTATTCAACGCATTCTGTTGGATACCTAACAAATTTAATGCGTTCTGTCTGTTTGCCTCATTCTGCGCTGCGTTGTTTCGTGTATTAATATTTCGACGCCACACTGCATTGCTCTGATCAATCTCCAGTCGCATATTGGCATTGAATTGATCGGCTGCAACGTCCATCTGTGCGTTAAATTGCTTGATGGCAACTTTTTGATTCGAGTTAAACTGTTCGACAGCGATTTTACGCCCCACGTTTGCCGCCTCAATCTGTACACCTAGCTCCGTAAAGAATTCTTGTATATCATTTTCGGACTTTGCGTTAAATTGTTGTGCAGCATTTTGCGCTGCAGCGTCCGACAGTAGAGCTTGGGCTTTCGACTGATATGTTAGCGTGTTAGCTTGCTGTTCATTTGTCAGGTTCTGCATGTCCATGGTCAGAAATGCTTTGGCATTGTTTACAGCAGCCTGCTGACGATTGTTCAGATTCGCCATGTCCATTTGCAACACGGCAGCAGCGTTTTGCAACGCGGCCTGTTGCTCGTTGTTCAAGTTTTGCAACTGGATGGTTGCGTACTTGTTGGCGTCTTGGGCGGCAATCGGGATGCCCGACTCCATCATAGCCTGCATGGTAGCGGCGGCAGCCATAGACGACGCACCCAGACCGCGCTGTTGCATGACTGCGGTTACTTGTCGTACAGCCGGTGCAGCCCATGCAGGAGGAGGACCGCCTTCTTCAATGCCTTTGAATAGTTCTGTAAGCTGATAGCGAGTGGTAGCACGCGGGTCAAGCTCTTGGGTGGCAGCGGTAGCCAGCGCTTCGGGAGAAACTTCTCCCTGTGCCGCTTGCATAATTGCGTCTTCAGATAGCTTTCCTTTCGCCGCTTCTGCCTCGCCTAATTTAGGTGCGGCTCTTTCAGCTTCGTATTTAGCAGGGTCAAATGCGTCGGGAGTAGTAACATCCTTAGTTTGGATGGCATCAGGAACAGCAATTTCAACGGGATCGTCAATTAGTTTTTGTTCTGTTTTTAACAGTTCAGCGTCTTGAACTGCTTGATCCTCGGTTTTTATTTTGGTGCTATCGGGAAGGGTAGAGGTAGTTTTAGCCTGTCCTTCCATCTGTTCGATGACAGCTTTATCTTTGTCAGTTATGTTGGTAGTCATCGTTAATTCATTCCCATAAATACTGTGACGACCATAGCCACAACTAGAATCGTGCTACCCATAATCATCGCCTCAAGTCGCCACATGCGCTTGTCGAGGGCGTCGAGCTTCTCTTGGACAGCAGCATAGCGGATAGCACACTCCTTCTCGTGCGCTTCGAGTTCCATCTGGGTTTTGAGTACGGGTTCCATCGCCAGCTTCATCAGTCGGCGTCAGCGATTGTCAAGTCACCGGCTTTTACCTGTCGTTGAATTTCGTCGTAGTGACGATTTCCAGCAAACAACGGTACGCCCTTTTGTTCTCCATCAATCACTGCAAGGATGCCAATGTTTTCATTCGTCTTTACATCAATGACATATTGAGCAGATGTAATATTCATCTCGTCCATTTTTATAACTCCGAATCTAATACAAGGCCGTTCAATGTGATTGTCGCATTTCTATTGTCTGTCAAACCGCTAAAGCCACCAATGGTCATTTTAATTGTTGTAGAATGTCCTGCGTCCACTGATAAAGTTGGTGCAGTAGTTGCACCACTTACACCACTGTTGTTGCCATGCCAACCCGTTGGAGTAGCAGCCAAAGTGCTGGCAGTAGGAGCAGCCCGTAATGGTGTGACTAAAGGAACTCCAATATTAGTTATCTGAGTAGACCCGTTGGTTGTACCGGCAAACATACCGTTGCTAGTAGGAGCTTGATAATACCTCTGACACCTATGCAACTCATCGCCAACGGACCGATGCTCAAACGGCGTGGCCTGTTCGCCAAGTTCCATCTGCACTCCAGTAATAAACAACTCGTTGTCTGTGCTGGAAAAGAATGAATCAATACCTGCGGCTCTATTTGCTGCGGTACTAGTGGCCCAAGTATTCGCTGTATAGGTGCCGCCACTATATGTAGAACCCGCATGAAGCCAAAAGCTTAGAATAAAACTTAATCCATTGTCGTCATCTAGTGCGCCTGTAGTGTCTCCGGCAAAAGTAATACTATGTCTTGTCCAAGAAGTGCTGACTGTAAATTGTTGCGTGTTATGACGATTGTTATCGTTATCCAATAACTCACACATATATGTTTTAGCAGTTCCTTTTGCGTAAAAAGAAACCGTAACTGATTTTGCACTGCTTGTACCTTTTTGAAGCTGCTGTAAATCTTGCCCTTCAAAACGAGTGGCTAATATTAGTAGCTCACCCGCCGCAAGAGATGTATCTGCGGTGGTGCAGTCAAGTTTGATTGCGTTCGCAAACCCCGGTAAGTCTGTAATTGTTGCTTGCGATTGCGTATGTCTACCTGCTGAAGCTGACGTTACAGTTGTTCTGAAACGGTCTACGGTAAAATACCCAGCAGATGTGGTAACAGCCGACGACGTGCTACGTTGCGCCACGTTCATTGCGCCGTTGATCACCATATTTTTGTGCGACTGCGCCGACTGCGAACCAATCAGTGCGGCGAGTTCTGCTGCTTTGCTCATGCGAGGTCTCCCTGAACCGTGCTACAATACGTGTCCGGGTCACGGTAACTTGAACTGTTGCTGTTCCTGATGCGGACCTTGCTTGCAGTTAACTCACGCAAATGCGCTATCTCAACAGAGGTGGCTGCTTTGTACCCTGTCAAAGCCGTTACGCTAAAGT